ATCTTCCCGCCAAATATACTTGATAGCTGACGCTTTACAGAAACCCTTGAACTCTTCTCTTGATAAAGCTGATTTAACGGCCTCAATAAATTGTATGTCGCCCTTATTATAATGTGGCGGGTGGTTTACCATATCTGTCATTCTTTCCTCCTTTTATATGATCTTGTTTATATTTGGTAAATGAGATAAACAATTTTTTTTACTGTCCGCTAATAAAAACAAAAAAACTGAATTATTTTTATAATTAGAGCTTTCATTTTGAATTTTATAGTGTGGCACTTTGCCTATATATAAATTTATATTGTGCTTTTTAAGTGCGTTTTTCAAATCTATACATAAGTTCAAAAGTTCTTGCAGCTTCTGAATTTGACTCTTTGCACTCATATCTTTATTCTCTTTTTTGCTAAACAAAACAGCTTTTTGTATCTGATCACCTATTTCAATCATATTCTCTAAAACTTTTATGGAATCTTCTAGATCCCTATAAGTTTTATAATTAACATCAAAAATAACTTTATTGCTTGGATCAGATAAAACTTCAAAGACTCTCATGCTTATATTTTCGTCCGTATGACAAAGGCACATGCCAAAATTTTGTGCAACTGCTTTTTCAATTTTAGATTTGGAATTAGAATTTATGTTTTGTTCGCTTTTATACCATCTAATAAATGTAGAGTAGCTAATTTTATATGTTTTACATAAATTTTGTATAACTCTTGTTTCTGAAATATTTTTACACTCCCCAAAATCATGCATTAGAGCATCTGCTATATAGTTAGAAACAACTGATTTTTGCGTCATCTTGACCTTCTATCAAACTCTCTTTCAGCAAACTTTTGTGCTAACTCTTGTTTTTTCTTTTCACTTGTAGCGGGAAACACCCTGTCTATCTTTTCATATTCTGTTATGAACAAAGCTTCAAGTATTGCTTGATTTATATCATGACTCATTTCTCCTCCTGGTTTGATTGTTTCTCAAACATTTTATCTGATTGTTTCTGTAGCGATCTCTCTACGCATTTGTCAATTAATTTACGCAACCAATTAATCATTTTTATCTTGCAGCAAACTCATATTCATTCTAAGCCAATCATGATTACAATCTAAATTTGGAAAATGTTTTGGTATTTTTAAATTTTTTTCTTCAAAATATTTATTCAATACATAAGCTAAAACTTTAGCTGTTGACTCTGATCTAATAAATTTAAGGTATCTTAACTGCAATAATGTCTTTTCAGTCAAACGCATACTTGTTTGTGTTCTTGGCATTACTTTAAAAAATCCTCTGGTTTGTATTCATTTGCTTTCTTAATTTCTAGCTTGATAACTTCGACCCGTTTTATCATCCTTTCAAACTTTTCATCCTGTGGCATGACTCCCTTTTTTGTAAAATCTCTTAAAACTTTGGGCACAACATTTAAAGCTTTTGCCATACTTGTATTGTTGTGAAAATAGTGTTTTGTCAAGAACTGTATGTCCTTATTAAGCCTTATCACTTCTATTTGTTTAATCATGCTTTTAATCATTCAAAATGACCTCAACCACACTTGGCGAGTTATAAACAGTAGGCTGTTGTTTCCCCATAGCAACAGCGGAATACTCGCCAAGCGTGTGTTCTAGTTGAAGCCACCCTCTCTCCATATCCTCCTGGCTCATTTTAAATATCTTTGAAGCGTAGGGTGCTTTTTTCTCTTGTGCTACAAAAATAAAGTCTTGTACCGTAAACCCAGCTTTCTCAAAACCACGCTTGTAGAAAGCGGCTTGTAGGTCATATTGGAACTTTCTAATAGAACTGGTAAATCCTCTAACAGAACAATCAGCCGTAGTTTTATAATCTACAACAACGATTGCGTTATCTGCATACGGTTTGACAACAGGGTATCTAAGCACATCACCTTTGAGTTTAAGTAAGGTATCTTTTTCATACCAATACAAAGCGTTCTCATAAGGTGTATCAAACGCACCAGGATATTCTCCGGCATCTGCATTCAGATAAACTTTAGCTTCATCAAGTAAAGCGTCTTGCATAGCATAGATCTTATCTCTATCGTCTTGCTTGATAACCGTAAGGCCTCTAGCTTCATATTCCTTTTTAAGTTCTTTGTTAGATGTGGTATAAGGCGATCCAGTAAGGATAGCTACTTCGTTGTTAAAGGCATCCTCACCCTCTACGATTAATGAATGGGCGGCTGAGCCAAACACCATAGCTGGAGTTTGCTCAACCACCTCTTGCATAGCATGTAGTTGACTCTGTTTAAATCTTCTAATAGTAGAAGAGGAAATCCCAGCGCTTTGGTGATACACTTGATTTTCCATACCAGGAAAATAGTAAGTATCCCCAATAACTATATGCTCATGACTTTGTAGTGATTCTGGTAAATTATGCATCACACATTCTCCAAACTTTGTTTCAGTTCGGTTATACGACCTTCTATTTCACTTAACCCCTCTTTGATATTAAAGAGTTCGATATAGATTTTGTCGTTCTCTAACGCAAACTCAGGGTTAATTGGTTGGGTTATAACTGCGGTAATCGCCGCATCCATTACACTTTTAGTATCTTTTGACATTATATTTCTCCAAAATATTTACTATCAATATACACTAAATTTGCAAAATGTAAATACATTATGTAATATCAAGTAAATAAATTTTACTACGGAGGAAAAATGGGTAAAGTAAAAGATATGCTTATGGATAAAAGAGACGCTTTTGATTGTGCATGTAATGATCTAATTATGGGTGATTCTAAAGACCTGGTGCAATCTTATATTAAACATCACAAGGAAATAACAGGTAGTGTGCCGTTTGATGCTAAAGCTGAAGTTAAGAACTTTAAGTATGAAGATATAGTTCAAGATGAACCAGATTTTTATCATCATGATAGTTGGGGGCGGCCCTTATGAAGTGTTGGTCTTGTCAAACAGAACTTATCTGGGGTGGAGATCATTCTGGAGAGGATTACGGTAATGAGGATTATCATATTGTAAGTAATTTATCATGTCCCAAATGCCAAGCTTTAGTGCTTGTTTATCATCAAAAAGTTGATACAGAAGCAAAGGATTGATTATTGTCTCTGACACATAATTTTACATTTTGTATAAAGTATGATAAGGTGGGTTTCTAACCTTGAGTTAGTTTGTTTTGTAATTTACATAATTTTTTACATTTTTATGCCATAGGAGGTTTTATGAGAATTAAAATTGATGATGAAAAAAATAATGATGCAAGAGAAGCCATTGAACTTTTAAAGCATTGTTTAGCTTTTGCAGAAAATGATCCTGGTTTTTTAAATACAGAGGTAATGAAAAAAACAGGTTATAGTGCAAATCACTTAAATAATCTCTATCATAATTTTTTATTTAAAGATATTTTAAGTATAAAAAGTTAACTAAGAAGGGGTGAAAAGCCCCTTTTTTTATTATTGTCAATTAATGTCATGGTTTTAATGACGCTAGAAAACCGCATAAGAATAGGGTTTTGACGATTATTTCATTTTTGTCATTTTTGTCATAGGGTTTTAATAAATCTTACTCTTTTTTAAATAAAACTCTTGACACTCTCTTATCTTATAAACTACTATCTAAAAACACTTTAGGGTAAAGTGGGGGTAAGTAGTATTAATATATTAATACAGAACCTCAAACTCTAATGCTATATGGGACAGAAGAAACATAAACTAGAATACGAACCTGTAATCGAAGATACTGATGATGTCCCAATCGAATTTGCTAATCTAGATCGTAAACTCAATCGTAAACAACGCAACTTTATTTGGTTAGCAGTCAATAATCCAAGACTATCCTTAGTTGAATGTGCATCTAAAGCTGGTTATAAAGATCCACGTCAACGTGCTTATGCTTTGTTCAAAAATCCAGAAGTGAGAAAAGAATATAATTTTCTCCAGAATGAACTGAAAAAGAAGTATGAACTCAATTATGATCGTGCAGTTCAGGATTTATATGACATTCGTGATAAGGCCCTAGAGTCTGGTAGCTTTAACGCTGCAATTTCTGCGCAGAACTCTTTATTGAGGGTTGGTGGTCTTATTGTCGATAGAAAAGAAGTTATGTTTGGCAAGATAGATCAAATGGATAGGTTGGAAGTTGAGCAAAGGTTGGAACAGTTATTAGGTAATGCTATGGCCAAACAACTAATTAAACAAAAAGAATTAGAGGTTAAAGGTGAGATTATTGATAATGATGTGGCTGATGATTCACTTGGGTTTGTCGAAGAACAAGAAGCCAAGAAAAAGAGTAAGTCCCAAGATCTCCCAAAACATTAGTTGGCACCCAATATAATTTTATTTAAGAAGAGTGGGGGAATCCATATGAATATCGAGTGCCTTGTATGAAGTTTATACAAGGTGAGGTAATTTTTCAATAATTTCATTCAATCCCTCCCATCTCTTTTGATCGTTAACATACCAATACTCTTTATCGTGGTCCTCTTGATTAGGATAATAAAGATACAGGCCATACTTACAAGGTTGTGGCAGATCTGGGTTAGTATTGACACTATCCCAATCCACAAACTTAATATGAAAGTGAGGTTTAGTCATTTTTGTATTTGCCTTGCCATCCAATAAAGAACTCTCCAAGCCTCTCTAAGTCTCTTTTGTTCTTTTTTATCAGAAGCTATAGCTTCTTCTTCATAAAACATTAAAGCATTGTCTATAATTTCTATTGCTTTATTAATTTTCATAACTCATTCCACTGATCATCATAATATTCAGTTGAAACATCATCATCTTCACCTTCCTGTCGTGTTTCTATTTTTACAACATCATTACTTAGTGGCTTTAATTCAGCGTCAACTCCACACATAAGTATATCTTTGGCAGTTTCTATATCTTCTGCTTCAACCTCAAAATATGCATAGTGTTTTTCTATCATGTTAATTTTAAATTTTTTCATCATTTACCTCCTCATCATAATGTCCCTCAACAGACAAATGATTAAGTATTTTATTCCAAGCACTTAAAACATTTTTTGAATATTCTTTATATTCTTCTTCTGTTTCATTACCAAAATGCGTTCCGATTACATTATTTATTAGGTTAATTTCATCATTCATCATTCACCTCCTCATAACAAGCACCACAAAGCATTTGAATTAATGGAACTTCGTTAATATTTTTATAACCTTTATCTTCATAATTGTTTTTATCTGTTATGTAGTCAGCTTTATAGCCACACCTATTACAACATCCTCTACTCATCATTCACCTTCTTTATATCGATTT